TGTTCAGGAGCTGGCAAAGGATCCGGAGAATAACCGGGAGTACGAACGATACTATGATGGCTATTATCTTGCAGAGGCAAGAAGAGTTTATAACGATATCAACGGCGGAGTGTATATATACGCAAGATTTTACAAGAAGGAGGCGGAGTTTTGCAGGGAGAAGAAGCGGAGCAGGTCACGCTGTTCCAATGGGCAGAGCTTGCAAAGATGAAGTATCCGGAGCTTGAGCTGATGTATCATATCCCGAACGAGGGAAAGCGCAGTCCTGTCATGGGAGCAAGGATGAAGCGTGCCGGATTGAAGAACGGCGTCCCGGATGTGTGTCTGCCTACAGCTCATGGAGGATACATCGGATTGTACATCGAAATGAAGTACGGAAACAATAAACCGACAGAATCGCAAAAGAAGTGGCTCAGAGCTCTCCGGGAACAGGGACATATGACAGCGATATGCTATAGCTGGGAAGAAGCGAAGCGACTGATAGAGCAGTATCTGAAGCTTCCTCCGACAGCAGCGAAAGGAGAATCAGAGAGTGGGTAAAGGAAGATGTTTTTATGCAAATGCAGCAGATGTATGTACAGTGCTTATGGGAACGAGCTGTACCGGCTTCAAGTCGATATGTAAGTTTCACAAGACGGAGCAGGAACATAACGATGCGCTGAATAAAGCGATTGGGCTCAACAGGGAAAAAGGAAATTGTAATCACTGCAAGTATCGTGCCACAAAATGCAGCATGATCGGAATGGAGGATGAGAGTATTGACAACGAAAGAGTATCTTGAAATAGCAACAGGCCTCGATAAGAGGATAGCATCCCTGTCTGACAGGGTTATCATGCTAAGGATAAGAGCGGAAAGTATTACACCGTCATATGGAGGAGTAGCCTCAGGAGGTTCAGGAAATCAGGGCAAGGTATCGAGCTCAGTAGAAGCTATGGTAGATTTTGAAAATGAGATCAGGCAGATCAGGGACGAGTTCGTTAAGTTCAGGAGCAGGATAGAATTTGAGATACAGCGCATCCCGAATAATATCTATGCAACATTGCTTGAAGAGAGGTACATCAAGGGAGAACAGTGGGAAATCATCACGGAAAAACTTGCATACAGCGATGTGAAATACGTCCGTGAAGTTCTTCACAGCAGGGCTTTAGCGGAATTTGATAAAATTACCCCCGAAAACACCCGTTTTGTCCCTTTTATTCTCCGCAGGGATAGTGTATGATGATATCACAGGGAGCAGGCGGAAAGCTTGAGACCGGAATTTCCTGTAATTTGCCTGCTTCCTTACATCCTTTCCTTTCTTTTGTTCTACATTTTGGCATTGTTTATTTTCCACTGCCGGAAACGGCAGGCTTTTGGCAGAATAGAGCAGTGGCAGCTCGCAAGGCTCATAACCTTGAAGTCGCTGGTTCGAGTCCAGCTTCTGCAACCACAGGCGGAAAGCCTGGCACCCTGACAGTGCGCTGAATACATGGACCCACTCAGAAACATCCATACACAGAAGCTCTCCAATAGGAGGGCTTTTGTGTTACCCCTAAGGAGGATAGGACGACCATGAAAAAAGCCTGCCCTTATTGTGGGCGGATACACGACAGGAAATACATATGCGATAAAAAGCCGCAGATACAAAAGAGGCAGAAAAGCAAAGAGGATGTTTTCCGCTGGTCTTATGACTGGAAGGTCATGCGTGAGTATATAATGCGTCGTGACAGATGTCTGTGTGTTGCTTGTTTCAACAATCTTCCCGGAACGATACGGCGCTTGAATAACGAAGATCTTTCAGTCCATCACATACGACCACTGAAAACAAACTTTGAACTGCGTTTAGATGAAAAAAACCTGATAACTTTGTGCCGTTTTCATCACGAAATTGCAGAAAACGGAGAAATTTCTGCGGAAAGATTGTTAAAAATCTTGTGAAATATCCCCCCCGGAGGGTATATTTTTTTAAAAAGAAGGCAATTATCCAACGACGCCCCCCTCTGTAAACAAAAAATTCCCTAAATGAAAGGTCGTGATACGATGGGAAGACCGGCTATGAGTGCTAAAACAACGTCAAAGCACCTTACGAAAGCGGAGACAGAGGCTAAATCCAGCACCGAAGAGAAGCTGCGAGGCAAGGCTGATAAGCTCAGGCCTCCCAAGTATCTGACCACTGCTCAGAAGAAGATATTCAAGTTCATTGTCCGGGAGCTGGAAGGCAGTGAGATCCTGGGGAACCTTGATGTCTATGTACTGACCGAATGCAGCATAGCTCTGGATCGTATGCAGGAGATAGAGAGCCGCATCAACGAGGAGTTCGACCAGATCACAAGTGCCGTTCTGATGTCTGCAAAGGATAGATATACCAAATCCTTTTTTCGCTGTTGTAATGAACTTTGTCTCAGTCCTCAGAGCAGGGCGAAGATGGGCAATCTCAACCTACAGGCAAAGGAAGAGAATCCGCTGCTGAAGGTGTTGAGTGATGATGAATAGGGACTGGTACATGGACTATGCGGAGCACGCTGTAAGAGCTATAAAGCTGGAGCAGGACTGGCTTGAGCTCCGGGGATGGATAACTAAAAACGGCAGGCATATCCTTATTGGCGAAGATGAGAGTACGGGTGGAGCTGCGAGAGGCTCAAAGAAACTTTACAGTAACGGCGGTGCAAAGCCTAAGAAATGTGTTGACAAATCTGAGAAAAGTGGTATAATTAAAGCAACAGAAAAACAGCGTAAACAATTTATCAATGAAATAAAAGGAACGAGAGCAGCAGATGGAACCGTAATAAAATCTATGATTCCACATAGTGCTGACAGAATGATTGAGCGAGGAATATCACCTGAAACCGTGAAGGACGTTTTAAGCAATCCTACAAGCATATATCCGGGTAATAAGCCTAATCGGAAATGCGTTCAAAAAGGAAATATCAGATTAGTTTATGAGACTTCTGGGCTGATGATTACAGCTATACATCTGGAGGATTTATAAATGAAAACTTTAAATTCAAAACAGCTTGAATTCCTTAAAAATGAATTCGGGATAACTAAAATTGATTATTCCAATAAAAAAGAAGTTGAAGAAATCCGTTTGAAGTGCTTTGATATAGAAACTGATGAATGTTACGATCGTCATATGGCTGGGGAGGATACTTCATCGTCCATTGGTGAACGAGGTGACATAGCTGTTTCTATTATCGACGCTCTTTATGATATTATTCATACTGTAAAATAATCGATTAAACCGTTCTCATAGAGGACGGTTTTCTTATACCCATTTGTGCAGTCAACTGCACTGAAAGGAGCTGACAGCAATTGACATAGTAGATAACAGCAGAGCCTATAAATACGCTATATGGTGCGTAGAGCCGGATAATAAGAATGTCGGACGCTATGTAAAGCGACAGGCTCAGCTCTGGCTTGATATAGCGGACGGAAATAACAAGAGCGCTTATGTTTGTGAAAAGCGCTGGAAGAAGATAACGAAGCTGCTGAAGATCATTATGCACCCTGATCTTGGACATTCCATGTACGAGGGGCTTGAAGATTATGCAGTTCTTTTTATATACGCCCTTTTCTGCACCAAGCGCAGAAAAGATAATCTCAGATATTATGAAACTGGTCTGTTAGAGATCGCACGAAAGAACTTCAAGACGTTCACTTCGGCGGTCATTTTTATTATAGGCCTTCTGACTGAGCCTCAGTTCAGCCGCTTCTTCAGTGTTGCGCCTGATCTGAGGCTTTCCAGTGAATTACAGGTAGCGGTCAAGAAGATAATCAAATCCAGTCCCTGCCTTGCAGACGAGAAAGTATTCAAGCTTCTGAGGAAAGAGATACGCTGCAAGCTGACTGACTCAGAATATACTCCTCTTGCATATTCACAGGACAGAATGGATGGTAAGCTTGCAAATATGTTCCTGGCGGATGAGTGCGGAGCAATGGATAACTACCCGATAGAAGCAATGCGTTCCTCGCAGATAGTTCTGAGGGAGAAGCTCGGTATCATCATATCGACACAGTATCCCAACGAGAACAACGCTATGCTTGAAGAGATAGACAACGCAAAGAAGATACTTGACGGGCTCCGCAGCGGCAAGGTGTTTGCTTTGCTTTACGAGCCCGATGACGAATACAAGACCGGCGATATGTGGATGACATCTGACATAGCGCTGTATCAGGCTAATCCTGTTGCATATGCTCATGAATACGTCATGGATGATCTCAGAGAGAAGCGACAGGCTGCTATCAACTACGAGAATAAGCGTGAAAACTTCCTCTGTAAGCACATGAATATCCTATACAAGGGACTTGGTGTTGAGGGATTTGTTGAGATAACAAAGGTCAGGATGTGCAGTTCTGCTCCGGATGTTGAGTTCTGGAGCGGCAGACAGGTATATATCGGGCTTGATCTCTCTCAGACGGATGATAATACATCCGTTGCAATGGGCACATACGACCCGGAGCAGGATGTTATCTTCGTCAAGGTCTGGGGATTTATACCGGCTGACCGCATCGACGAGAAATCTCAGCGTGAAAAGGTTGACTACAGGAAGCTTATAGAGCAGGGAGAATGTTTTGCCTGCGGTGATGAGGTCATTGATTATAGTTTTGTTGAGCGGTTCATACAGTCCCTGCCGGAGCAGTATGGAGTGGAGATAATGCAGCTCGGCTTTGACCGCTACAATGCTATCTCAACGGTACAGAAGCTTGAAAGCGGAGAGGAACCTATCGAATGTGTCGAGATAAAACAGCACAGCAGTGTGCTGCATCGTCCTACTAAGCTTCTCAGAGAGCGGATCCTCAGTCAGAAGTTCCGTTATGATGCAAGTCTAATGCTTGAGATCAACTTCGAGAATGCCCGATGCACCAAGGATACAAACCTCAATCAATATGTAAACAAGAAAAAGTCCGCCGGCAAGGTAGATATGGTCGTATCGATCATAAATATGCTCTATCTCTTGCAGGTGGACGTTCTTGATAATATTAATGACAGCTTCGGATGTCAGATAATATGAAGGGAGTGATAAAAATAGGGTTTTTCAGAAAAAGAAAAAAGCAGGAGATCAGAGCGGATACCGGTGCGAATAACGAAGTCTCTATACTTACATTCTTCGGTATCACAGGAGAGCTTACCAGGGAGGCGGCACTGAGCATACCGACAGTTTCAGCCTGTATCAACAAGATAGGTGAAACGATATCACGCCTTCCTGTAAAGCTTTACCGCAGGGACGAGGAGCAGGTCACGGAGATATTTGACGACAGCAGGCTGAAACTGCTGAATGGCAATACCGGAGACACTCTCAGCACTGTGGATATGTGGAAGGCGGCGGTAGAGGATTATTATCTCGGCAGTGGAGCATGGATATTTGTCAACAGCGATATGTTGAGAGTACGGAGTCTGCATTATATCGACAGCCGGAACGTGAGTATCATGTGCAATACAGACCCTATATTCAAGGCATTCAGAGTGCAGGTGAATGCACAGATGTACTACGATTTCCAGTTTATCAAGCTGCTGAGAAAGACACGGGACGGATATACCAATATCCCGTTGCAGGAGGAAGCCTCCTCGGTGATGTCAGCGGCCTGGAACGCTCTGAAACTGGAAAATATGATGAATTCCAACGGCGGATGCAAGCCCGGCTTTCTGAAAGCAAAGAACCGTCTTTCTGATGCCGCAATAGCAGCTATCAAGGAAGGCTACCGGGAGGTCTATGACAATGAGCAGAAGCGTGACAAGATAGTTGTGCTCAATGACGGAGTAGACTTCGAGGCGATATCTTCTACAGCGGCAGAGCTCCAGATGAACGAGAACAAGAAGACCAACAGCATAGAGATATGCAAGCTCTTTGGATTCCCTCATACAGTCATTGACGGCGGTGCCTCTGATGATGACAACAAGAAGTTCATATCTGCGGTGATAGCTCTCCTGAATCAGATCGAGACAGAACTTGACAACGTTCTTCTGCTTGAATCAGAGAAGGAGCAGGGCTATTACTGGGCGTTCGACACGAAGGAGCTTA